CGACCCTGACCCGCACGTTATTTGATACGGCCCGACACGTGGGTTTAATCGCTGGCCCTCACGCGGCTTATCATTTTTTTGAACAGGACGCAAACCCCGCCTATTGTCATATAGTCCTCGAGCCCGATACTAATCGATTTCGCCATTTTGGTTTTGGCGAGCTCGAGAAGATCGGCGATTGGGGAGGCGGCGAATATTGTTATGGCCACCAGTGGAGCCAAGCGGCCTCGCAACTCGACAACCCGAGAGACCAACAGCACAATTTTTTGCTTGACGGAAATGGCAGCTCGACGCTTTTCAGGGCGACCCTCCACATGGAGGATCAGCCCGAGGGCGTCGGCGTGGTTTGGGGAGTGGTCGGACGAAAGGGGCCGTTTCCCGCGACAGGTCTCGACTCCGCCGGCAACCAACGCTCTAACCTTATGGGCGGATCACGCGGCGGGCCAATTGCGCCGCAAATGTCACAATTTCGAGTCTCGCAATTAACGGCCTTTAAGCCATTGATCCCGATGGCTGTTTTCGTCGGCAATACTAGCCCAGCTCCAGACGTTTTACGACTCCTCGGCACCCACCCCGACGTCCGCCTTATCAATATAGCGAACCTCGACCCAGGCGAGACGTTTGTCATTGCCGGCGAGACCTGGTTTGCTTTCCCGTGGGTCAGGAAACAGTTTTTACAAAATAACACCGAGGAGAGCTGGAACGGCGGCGTCGCTTATCGTCAGGAATTGGCGTAAACAATGGCCAATTTTCCGACACTAGCGCCAGGCTTCCCGCTCACCGTCCCGAATGACCAGCTCGGGCCGGCTGGCGGTTTGCGCCTCCTCCTCCCGAGCCGAGGCACGACCGCCTATTTCGATCCGCCGACTAATGCCGTCCCGCTGTCCCGAGCGCCAGCCGGCCAGATCGGACTCAGCGACGGATCGCGATCAGGCCAGCGCCTCTCGATGTTCTCAAACTCGCCGGTCTCGACGGCGTTCTCAGCCTGGGGAGTCGGCGGCGCCGGCCTGGCGCTGACGAGGGAGGTCAACCGGAACGCGCTCGACGCTGTTGCGGTCGATCGCCAAACCGTGATCGAGGCCGAGAATCCTGGCGGCCTCGGGCTCGCCGTCGGCCAGGAGTGGTTCGAGAAGTGTCACGTTATCCCTGGTTCGATCGCCCTCGGCAATGTGCTCTCGATTCAAGTCCGGACGATCGAATTATTTAACGCTTTCCGCCGGCCGCTCGAGACGATTACCTGGACGGCTTTCGTCAACAATACCGGCGGCGGAATCACCGTGACGAATCTCCCGCTCCTCCCGTTTGTGATCGAGGCATTTGCCAGTTTTATCGTCGACGTGACGATCTCGACCAGCGGCCCGCCGTCGATCTCGGGGACGCTCGATTTTACTCTCTCGGCCCCGACGGCCGCGACTATCTCGGTGCCGATTACTGGCAACCGGATCACGATTTTTCAATACAGGCCGCAAACGCCGATCCGCGAGACCCTGGCATTTAAAACCGACGTGATCCGATTATTTGATGGCACCGAGCAACGGATCAAACTCCGCGAGGCGCCGCGCCAGGCTTTCGATTTCAAAGTCCGCACCGACGACGACCGGACTCGCGACTCGATTAATGCCGTTTTGTTCGACTGGCAAGCGCGGGTATTTGGCGTTCCTGTTTGGCACGAATCCGAACCGCTCGACGCCCCGATCGCGATTAACGACCTGGTGATCCAGGTCGACACGACGACCAGCGACTACCGCGTCGACTCGCTTGTGATGGTTTACGACGGGAATTTTAATTTCCTGGCGCTCGAGGTCGAGTCATTCACGGCGAGCTCGATCACTGTAAAAACCGCTTTCACTCAGGCTTTCGATACACTGTCGACGCTGATAATGCCGATCCGCACGGCATACACTAAGCCGAGCCTACAGAATACTCGTTTCGCCATCGGCCCGAGCGACTTCTCTATGACTTTCGACGTCCTCGACAATGTCGACCTGTCAGATATAGGAGCCGTGACGACTCACCTCGGCGTCGGTCAAACGATCTCGAAACCCGTGCTCGACGGCTTTAACTTTATGTCTGGCAATACGATCGGCGAGGGAATCCGCCGCAAGACTATCGAGCTCGATCACCAGACCGGCCCGAAAATTACTTTGTCGCCCTGGGCGAAAGGGAAGCCGACTTATCAATTCGCGACCGAGGCGAAAAGCCAGCTCGAGGTCTGGAATTTTCGCAAGCTAATGCACTTTTTGAAAGGCTCACAAACCGCGTTTTATATCCCGACTGGCCGGCGTGATTTTAAACCGCTCGCCGACATTGGGGACAGCGCGACCGGCTTCCAGATTCCGAATATCGGCTGGACTGATTTCGTCCAATCGGTCACGCCTCGGAGCGACCTGATAATCATCCGAACCGACGGGACTCAGAGCCTCCATTTAATCACGGGCTCGACCGTGGGCTCGCCGGACATTGAGACGATTACGATCTCGCCGCCGATCTCGCCGGCCTTGCCGCTCGCCGAGCTCGATCGAATGGCGGTAATGACTCTCTCGCGGATTATCGACGACAAGGTGACACTCGAACACCGGCGACCAGGCGAGTCCAGGCTCTCAATTAAATCAATCGGTATTCCGTCGTGAGTTTTTCGCCGATAGAGAACAGCCGCGAGGACGGCAATATCCTCGAGCTCTACGAGTTTCGATTCGGCGTCGAAACGACCAGGCTCACGTCCTACAATAGCGATATAGTTTTCGGCGGCGTGACCTGGACGGCGATCCAGATTTCCCGCTCCGAGGTACAGAACAGCACCGAGCAAGCCATTAACGAGATCAAGATCGACCTCCCGCTGTCCCATCCGATCCCCGCTCAATACATTAGAAACGTGCCTGGCCGAGTCGGGACGATTCAGATTTTCAGAGCTCACCGCGACGATCCGATCGAGGAAACGATCCTGCTATTCGACGGCTTTATAAGCCAGGCCAGTTTCGACGGCGCCCTGGTGGCGACGCTATCTTGTTCGCCATCGACGAGCGTGTTTAAACGCTCCGGCCCTCGGTTCAATTACCAGTCGCTTTGTAATCATATTCTCTATGATTCCCGCTGTAAAATCCTCGAGGCGGCGTTTCAATTCACGGGGACAGTAATCTCCGAGAGCGGCCGGACGATCGAGGTCGCCGGATTATTCGCGGCCGAGCCCGAAGCCGATTGGGCGGTCTCTGGTTTTGTTCGATCGCCGGCCGGCACGACTGACGACGCTCGGCTCGTCCTGGCGCAATCGGGCGACACGCTCACCCTATTAAATAATTTCGCGATCCCCGCGATCGGCACTAGCGTCGACGTGTTCGCCGGCTGCGATCACTCGCTGGCGGTATGCGAAACCAAATTCGCGAACGTGATTAATTACGGCGGCTTCCCATTTGTGCCAATCAAAAATCCGTTTAACTCTAGTTTGAGAGGCGGTAAATAATGCCATTCGGGGCGCTGCTTTTAAACTACCTGATAACATTCCTGATAACGGAATTACTCAGGCCGAAACCGAACGTCGAAAACGCAAAGCCGGCCGGCCTGGGCGACTTTAACGTCCCGACCGCGACCGAGGGCCGAGTCGTCCCGATCATTTGGGGAAAGATTAAACTCGAGGGGCCGAATATAGTTTGGTATGGCGACCTCGTTGCCATCCCTGTCACTCGGAAAGTAAAAACCGGACTATTCTCTAGCACCAGGCAAACGACCGGCTACAGGTACAAGATCGGACTCCAGTTTGCATTGTGTCGCGGGCCGCTCAATGGGCCGGACGATTTTTTGCACCATATCCGAGTCGACGACAATTATGCCTGGGGAGTCGAGGCGAGCACGGCCGACCCGCCGCTGGCACCGACCGACGCCGGCGCGATAGGTAATATTAATCAACCCGAATTTTTTGGCGGCAAAGACGCCGGCGGCGGCGGCGGACTGATCGGGACATTCCGAGTTTATTCGGGATCAGAGACGCAACTCATCGACGATTATCTGACGCCATTCCAGTCGCCACAACCGGCTTACAGGGGGACGGCTTTTATATCCTGGCAGCAAGGCGAGATCGGCTCCTCCCCGAGTCTCCGGCCGTTTGCGTTCGAGCTTTCTCGATTCCCTGACGGCCTCGACTTGCGGAGCTTCCAGCCAGGCGACGAGATCGTCGGCCTCGGCGTCAATCCTATGAACGTCGTTTTTGAAGTTTTGAATAATGACGAGTGGGGGCTCGCGATCTCGGCGACCTCGATTAACGTCCTGAATTTAAGATCGATAGCCGCCGTCCTGGCCACCGAGGGCCAGGGATTCTCGTGGATATGGGATAGAGTTTTGAACGTGCTCGAAGTGATCCGCACGGTCGAGGAGCAAGTCGACGGCGTGTTATTTCAAGACCCTGTCAGCGGCGACTTTGATTTCCAGCTAATCCGCGACGACTACACGCCTGGAATTCAGCCGCTCCTCGACGAGTCGAACGTCGAGGCGATCACAAAATTTATGCGTCCCTCCTGGGCGTCGACCTCAAACGTGGTAAACGTCAATTTTAATAGCCGCGATAAAAACTATGCCGTCAGTTTTGCGCTCGCGCAGGATATGGCAAACGTCGATATTAACCAGGCCGTGAACGCGGTCGAGCTCAAAATGCCAGGCGTCAAAACGCCGGCGCTGGCGAACGAGATCGCCTGGCGTGAGCTCCGCCTGTTATCGTTTCCGCTGGCCACGGGCGCCCTGGTCTCTGACCGGAGCCAGTTCGACCTCAAACCTGGCGACGTGCGCGAGCTGACCTGGAGCCTCCTCGGCCTGATTCGCCTCCCGATCCGGATAACGAAAGTCAATCGCGGGAGCATACTCGACGGTAAAATTAAGATCGATTTTACTCAGGACATTTTTACCGCCGACACCGCCTCGTTTGCCGATCCGACCGATACGCTCTGGATACCGCCATCGGACGCGGCGCTGGCAGCGTTCGCCGAAATCCTCCTCGAGCTCCCGTTCGTCCTGACAAACATAAACGACACCGGCCTTAATACGACGCTCCTCCAGGTCGGCGATATTGTCGTCCAGACTGGCTCGAGCCTGACTGTCGACTTTAATATTTTCGCGACCACGGCCGACGCTCCAGGGCCGGCGCCCGTGCCGACCGAGGCCGACACTATTCCGCCAGGCTCCGGCGGCGAGTTTTCGCCGTTTGGTTTGCTACTCGGCGCCCTGGATCGAGGCGAGACCAATGGATTCCAGGACGCCGTCGGCTTCACGATCGACTCGCCGATCGACCTGGATAAAGTCCGCAACGCTGACGCGATCGAGCTCGAGTCGCTGCAAAATCTCCTCCTGATCGACGACGAGCTGATCCTATTCTCGACGGTCGTCGACAACTTCAATCAGACTTTTATAATCCGCGATTTACTCCGAGGCTCACTCGATACAATCCCCGCGCCTCACGCCGACGATTCACAAGTATTTATTTTTTCCTATGGGATCGGCCTGGTGAACGATGTACCGTTCGAGGATCGGACGCTAAACGTCCAGGTCAGAAACCAGACCAAGACGCCGTTTGCCGTGTTCCCGTTCGCCTCGACTATTGCGATCGGAATCACGACCACGGGGCGGGCCGCGTTTGGCTATCCGCCGAGGGACGTCCAGATTAATCCAGGCACTCCAGGCGGCGGCACTTTCCCGATCGACGCTGGCTCGCCATCCGGCGCCGAGCTGGTCGGCACGTTCGCGATCCGCTGGCACGGCTCCGACAAATTCACTCAGGCCAGGGCGACCGCCTGGGACGATCCGCACGTGGCCGAGGAGAATGGCGTCGGCTTCCATTTGCGGATTATTCAAGACCCGCTCGGCATCCCGCTAGTCGTGCTCGACGTCGGCGGCATACCCGCCGGAGCAACCGAGGGCGCCTATAACGCGCAAGGATTCGCCGACGATACGGTCTCGGATCAATATCAATTCGAGCTCTCGGCGACAAATGTTTTCGGGGAGTCGCAAATCTGGAGCGTCGGGCCGTTCGCGATCTATGGAATGGGCTATAAATTCGACGAGAAATTCGGCGGCGATACGGCCGGCGTGATCCTAATCAAAGGCGACCCGCCGGCGGGGATCGTTCCCGTGCCAGGCGTCTCGGTCGAGTCGATTTTTCGCCTCACCGCCTCGGGGACTTTCGACGTCGACGACGACCTCCACGTCCGGATTACTTTCCTAAGTCTCGGGGACACGGTCGGCCAGAATGAAAATTATATTATTAACGGCGGCCTGGGCGGGAAAACTAAAGTCAGCGATTGGCTGATCGAACTCCGCGACCTGATAGCGGCCGATTTTGATCCGGTCAAAGTCTCGGCCAGCGTGGTCGGCGACGTGCTCACCGTGTCGAGCTTTTTCGGATCGCTCGGCGGCACTATCCAGAATAACTCGGCCGCCTCCCGTGCCGACATAATCGAGGAGCGGAGCTCTATCCTAAACGGCAAGCCTCAAATAATACATTTTGATTTGTACCAGGCCGACGAGTCAGTGAGCCCCGCGATCGTAAGCCTGGCGCCGGACATTGCCGCGACCTATAACAGCGCGGTCGATCGATCCAATAAACTCGACCTCGCGATTATTGGATTGACGGCCTCGGCGAGAGCGTCGATCGACGCCGGCGGGATTAATTCGGTCGCGCTCTCCTGGGGAGGCCGTGAAGTCGCGCCAGGGACTCAGGCAATCAGTCGCGACAAACCGCTCCGCGACGGTACGGTCACGCTCGGATTGCCCGCCGCCTCCGATCTATTGTCGCAGCTCCGCGAGCTGGCCTCTAACGAATGGTCGGAATATATAGTCCGAGTCGACTGGACAAATTATTCGCCGATACCTGGAGCGGGGAATCCATTTTTCGGCCAGCCACAAGATCGCGTCGGCGTCGAGGTCATAATGAAACAGGAGTTTTCCCTGGTCGCTCCGGAGTTTTGGGAAACGGCTCCGGACAATACGATCTATCAGGGCGGATTCGGGCCGATCCGATTGCTCGGAAAGCAACTATTCAAGCCGGCGGTATTCTCAAAAGAGGGCCGCCACCAGGCGATCCGCGTCTCGTTTGTCACCGAGTACCGCGACAGCTCGAGCCCGATCTCGCCGGTCGCTCTCGGCCAGGTGTACACGATCGAGCTCGACGGGGCGCTTTTCCAATATACCGCGATCGCCGCCGACGTGAACGACGGCCCATATCGCGACGGAATTTATACCGCCCTCACAGCATTGATTAATGCGTCGGGAAATTTTACAGTAGTCAAGACAAACACCCAGGCCCGCGAGATCGTCGGCGCGACTTTTATCACGTCGATCGAGATCGAGCGCGACGTCGCGAATATCGCTTTTACTTTTGACGCTCGAGCGAGTCACGGCCTCGAGATTCTCGTCGAGTCTTTTACCCAATAGGAGCCAGTCATGCCACAAACCGCCCTTTTAAATCTCGGCCTGAATTACGAGCACGACTCAGGGAGCGACGGCTGGAAAGCGGCCTATGATAATAACCAGATACTCCTCGACGCGTTCGCGCTCGGCACTGTGGTCGACCAGCGAAACGCGCAGCCAGGAGCGCCGGCTTTATCGGACGCCTATATCCTCGGCACTGTCCCGAGTGGCGCCCAATGGGCCGGCCATCCGAACGAGCTGGCGGTTTTCAATGCCGCGTCCGCGCTATGGGTTTTCGCCGTGCCGGTTATCGGTTGGGAAATTTGGGATCGGCTTCTCAATGTCAACCGACAATGGGACGGAACACGCTGGCAAGCGATCGGCCAGGTATTCGCCCAGGCGGCCGATATAACGATCGACGGCTTTATGATGGACGCGACGATCGAGCTCGACACGACGGCCGCCGCTCGAGCCGTGACGATCCAGACCGACGCCGGCGACCTTTTGCCGGTCGGCTTTGCGTTTTATGTCGTGAATAACTCAGGGACTAACGCGGTCACGTTCACACTAGCAGGGCTCACGACTCGCGGAATCGTGTCGCTGGTGGCCGATCGTGATAGGGTGCGGATTGTTAAAGAGTCCGCCGATACGTGGATCAGCGCGTAACAGGGACACCAGGACGACGCGTTTAAACGCACTGATTAATTTAACCGAGGACAACAGCATGAAAACGATAAACTCTCACACTCACAGACTACGGCACCGAGACAGGGTCGAGGCTCCGAATCAGCATTTAAGGAAACTCGAGGCGCACTCGATCGAGGTCTCTATCCAGTTAAACGCCATTAATGGAGTCGTCGGCGTGACGCCGACCGAGGTCATTGCCTCGATTCGGAATAACTCGGGGTTTAATCCAAATAGCTTTCGAGATATGCGCGCCGAGTATCAGCTCGGAATAACCGCCGTCGATAGAACCGAGAGGCTAGGGATTCCGATCATCTAGTCGCGTAGGATCGCGACGTCTCGATCGATTAGAGCCTGGCGCATGACTGACGGCGCCGGCGCTCTGTTCGCCTGGTTCATTGCATAGCAGAGCCAGCGCAAATCGTCTCGAACCATTCCCGACAATGCCGCGACCAGGTGCGCGGCTGTCACTTGTCGATGTATCGGGAACGCCTGTTTATAAATCCAGTCGATTAACGTCTCGCACTCCTCCAGGTGTATCGCGAGCCGCGCATGATTGACCGGCACGGGATCGGGATCGGGAGCACTGTCCCCGAACAGCCGAGGATCGTCGCCTGGCTGATCGCCCTCGATCGCTCCTGGTGCCGGCGCTCCCGTGCTATCGCCGAGGAGATCGTCGCGCCTGGGACGAATCAGAGCGTCTCGCTCGTCCTTATTCAAAACGGAATATCGTCGAATTCGTCGTCGTGATTATTCAGAGCCTCGGCTTTTTTCGGCGGGTAGACTTTCGTTTCATAACGGCTAGTTGATCGTGCCGGCTGGTCGCCGAAATTGCCGGTCTCTCGCGGCGGCCGGAATCCCTCACGGCCTGGCCGGTTATTTTTAAAGCACGTCGGGCAAGTTTTCATCCAGGGCGCTCCCTCGAATTTATCGCCACAGTCGGCGCAAGTTTGCTCGAGTTTGCATCGATGAAATTCACGAGTGCCAGGTCGAACAGGGCGCCAGCGGCCCGAGTCTAGTTGGATGAAATCGATCGGCGCGTGGCAATCTTTACAGGCGGTAACAGTCATTATTTGCTCCAGGTATAGGCACGGTTAAATACATTAATTCTTTTTTTATCTAAGATTCAGAGCGGAAAGGGAGGCAGCCCGAGGCCGTCCTGGCATTAAGCCAAGACTCCTCGGACGCCTCACCTAAAAAACGATTAAGACTCGTCGCGTTTTATGGTCGGCCCTGGCCGCTTGTCGGCACGGTGCCAGGCTCGCCTCGTGTGTCTTTGATCCGAATCCCCGAGTTAAGACAATTCACCGACGCGCTCGCGTTAGCCGCTCACGCCGGAGTCGGTTAATAAATCGTTTGCAGGGAAGGCCGAGGTTTGCTAGATTGTTCTATTCGGTAGCCAGCCTGCAAAGCGTAAACCGAAAAAAAGCCCCGTCGAGATTTACTCTCGCGGGGCTTCCTTTTTACACCTATCAAAAAGCCAGGTCAAACCATTTTTATTTTCGCCGGCGATCGCCCGTGATAACGTGGATTTTCTCGATCACGTCTCGGCCCGCCTGGGCTCCTGTGGCGTCCAGGGCCGTCTCGAAATACTCCTCGAGGCGTCGGATCGCTTTCCGAAAATGAGCCCGTGCGAGCTCCGGCTCGTGCTCCAGGATCGCCCTCGCGATCTCGGAGTCGTCCCGCCGCCGGCCCTGGTGACGGGCTTTAGTCTCGCGCCTGATATTGGCGAGCTGTTCGTCGGTCGCTTGATCCTGGAGATCGTCGAGCCAGGTCGGATTATTATCCTTGTTCATCGCGGACACTCCTGGCCAGGACTACAGCGCGTTTAAACGGATTGCCCGCTCGCAGTAGTTTAGGTAATGCCTGGTTAAACTTCACCCAGGAGCTCGCCCAATAGCCGAACATTTCAAACTTATATCGAGCCAGCGAATCCCAGGCTTTGACCTCGGCCTCGTCCCTGGCCTGGATAACATTCGCCAGGCACTCGGCCGCGTCGAGTGAGCCGAGCGTCGAGACGCTCGGGAGCGTGTCGCTGTCCTCGAGCTCGGGAACGAACAAAGGCCAGCCGTGCGACTTGGCGGCGTCTCTCGCCAGGTCGATCGACTTTTTCGAGAAACCGAGTTTCGCCAGCGGCCAGGCTCCCTCTAAATGGTGGAGCTCGCCCGAGAGCTCAGTCACGGCGACCGGCCAGGTCGAGGCCAGGCCGACGATTTTCTCGGACTCGATAATCAGGACGTCGCCCTCGCGAACCTGGTCGTCGGATTGCGTCGCGGCGTAGGCGGCGACGGTCGTATCAAAAAAATGTATTTTTGCGTTCATAATTTTCTCCGTTATGAGTTAGGGGTTTTTTTCTGATTCATCGAGGAGCCGATTATTTGCCAGGCTTCCTCGCTGGTGATATTGAGCGCGTACTCGTTCAACTGTTGAGCGTAATCCATCGAACGATCCATCGAGTCACAAGCGAACCATTCCAGCGGGATCGGCGTATAACCGGCCTCGCCTTTTGTCACGATTCCGAGCCCGAGGCTCGTACCAGCGAACGCGATCACCTTGCCGGCGAACATGGCTTTAATGTGGCCGAGCTCGAAATCGGAGAGCTCTAGTTTTTGGGTTTTGCTATTCATAATTTTCTCCTGTTAAGAAAGCATTTTTCGGACGTGGGTTTTTTCGCTCCGCGAGATACCATTGCGGGCGGTGTGAATTGTCAGGCCGCCGCGTGGCCCGATCATGGCGTGGAGATATTGCTCGCAAACGATCGCCCTCGGCGAATACTTGCCACAGTCCGAGCGCCACGTCCGGAGCGTGATCCAGGCGAGGCGGTCATAGTCCTCGTATGTGTAGAGCTCAAACCGAACCGACGTCACGCCGGAATAGGCGTTTCGCTCCTGATACCAGCGAACCAGGCGCCGGACTTTCCGGCGCTGGCGGGGAGTGAGCTCACGGCTCGATATTTTTTTAGTTTCTAGTTCCATAATTTTCTCCGTTATGATTGAGGCTCGCGGAGCAAACGACGCGCCGCTTTTGTGATGCCGAAACACGCGGCCATTTTGCGGAGCTTGCGCCTCGCCTTTTTGACCGGATAGTCCAGCTCGTGAAATCGGCCGGCCTTTCGGTCGACCTTGTTAATGGCCATGCCGGACGAGTCTGGCCAGATCACGCCGAGCCATTTCGGCCCGACGGTCACGACCAGGCCAGTCCGGACGCCCTCGTCCTCGTGAACCTGGATAACTGTATTTTTCATGCTACGCCGCCAGCCTGTTAGCGGCGGCGCCCTCGATCATTGTCGAGTGACAGCTCGGGCAAATCGGAGCGCCGAACATTTCAGCGTCAAGCCAGGTGCGAGTCATGCGAACGCTAAACTCGGGATGCTCGGGACACGATACTTTAATCATGCGCGTTCCCTGTTTACGAGTAGCAGCGGCCGCGTCGACTGTGGCGTGGGGATACTTACCGATTTTTTTCAGTACCGGCTTGATCCATTTAACAAACTCAGGGCCGGCGACCGTGGCGGTCATTTTGCCAGTGAGGCCGATTGCGATCGCAACGTCGCGGAACGCTTTACCATGACCGGCGGCCGTGCCGACTGACGCGTGGATCATTTCATGCGCCATTATTTGAGCGGCGTCCGCCTCGTTATCGATAAACATCGAGATTATGATCTCGGTCGTTTTGTCCTTGCTGCAAGACTTATCGAAACATTGACCAATAACTTTATTTTTGCGGGTCAATGCTTTACGTGAGGGCCATCCACAAGTGACGCGATAAGAGGGAAGCGCGGGAGCGCCGACGCGTTTAAACAGTCTCTCTAATTCGCGAGCTAACTTAATTAACCATTGTTCTCTAGTAATCATTTTCTCGTTTCCTTTTGTTTGTGTACCTTATAAGTGTAGTACAGGCCGCGACGTTTAAACAGGCTCATGTCGTATTATGTGCGACTATTTACCTTAAATGAGAGGCGCGTCGCACTTCTCACGTGTCGCGCCCCGTGCTATAGTTGCGCCCTGCACTACGGCGCGAGGCGCTAATGAAATACAAAACACTCCGCCAGGCGCGGGCCGACTCCGGATTGACCGCCGAAAAAGCGGCCACCGCCGCCGGCTGCGATCGGACAACTCTCTATCGAATCGAGGACGGGCAAAACCTCCCGAGCCGAGACCTGGCCCGCGCTTTGTTCGAGCTCTATGGCGGCGCCGTTCCGCTCGGCGCAATTTACGATCCTAATTTTTTCCAGGCTGTCGCGGCGGCGGCCTGACCGATTTATCCGACTCGGCGCCCGTGCGTTTGTGTGCGCCATTTTCTCGCGAGGCGTGAGGTCTCGCTGGCGCCGTGGTCGGCTTTTTAATTTCGCCGTGAGGGCGGGAGGAGCAACAGCTTTGCAGCATTTATTATTCGCGATCGGCGTCGTCCTGACGTTTGGAATCGCTCAAACAATTTTCGTGGTTTTCCTATGAGCGGCCCGCCCGAGGTCTGGATCGATCGGCGCGTGATCGGCACCATGAAAACCGAGCCCGACCTGGACAGTCCCGAGGGCGTCGAGCAACTCCTGTATATAAGCCAGGAGCGAGTCGCCGAGATTACCCGAGCGGCGTCCGGCGGCACCGAGTTTTTTATTCAGATAATGCTCGACCAGGGCGCGCTAGTCGGCCTGACAAATTACGGCCGTATTTTTCACCACGAGGGCGACGCCGCCGCCTGGTTCGAGATACCAGTCCCCGAGCTCGAGTCGTGAGATATTGGAAAAAAACCCGAGTCCCGCCCGAGCGCGTGTTTCTATATTTCCACGAGCATCCTCGGAAACTATTTACAATCGAGCACGTCACGAGCCAGACCAAAATCCGGCGCGTCCTGGTGCGCGAGATCATCGAGCGATTAATCGATCGAGGAAAGCTCGAGGCGATCGAGACCGTGAGCGCGATAAAATGGGGCCGGCCTCGAGTGATGTATCGAGCAATCCATACCGGCCCCGACTCGTTTAAACAGGCCGAATTATTCGGGAGGCTGGTCGCGTGAGGTTTATAATCTCCGGCCCGTGGTTGCCGTCGGTTCACCGGCGCGGCTATGTAATCGAACGCGGGGCGCCGGCCGGCTATATCGACGAGCTCCTCGTGGTCGGCGAATTTAAGGGCCAGGTGGTATCGGTGCGGGCGACCTGGATTAATCACGCCCTGGTCTGGTGGTTCGATATTCATTTCGGCGAGACCGACCAGCTCGAGCTCGTGCCGTGAGCGCCGGCCGCTGGCTTTGTCATAGTTGCGGCCGACGATTCGCCACGCCACATTATTTTTTAGTGAAAGCCCCGAGCTCGTTTGAACCACGCGACGACGACGATCCGACCCTCCCGCGTGGCCAGGTAGTTATAAATAAATGCCCGATATGTGGCTCCGACAATTTGGCCGGCGCTGCAAATTCCGATCCATTTAAACCGATCCAGGCGAGGCGAAAATGACTAGCAAAACCGATCAAGAAAATATAGACGAGGCTTTCGCTCACTGGTGGGAACGGCTCGGCTCGAATATGCCGCGCCCTGATCCAATAGAAACCGCCGAGGGCTATCGCAAACGGACGGCGCATTGCGCTTTTAGTATCGCCTCGGCGTGTTTGCTCGACGTCCTCGACGACCTCCGATGAAATTAATCGAGAGCTCCTGGCGGACTTTCCTCGACCTGGTCGTCCCCGACGATGCCGACCAGGATCAAATCGACGCGACAAAAGACGCCTACTATGCCGGCGCCGGCGTGATGTTTGCGACCATAGTCAACCCCGTTCAAATCGACGGCCTAATGGTCGACGAGCTGGAAGTCATGCAAATGCTCGAGGACGAGATCGCCGAATTCTCCGCCGAGGTCGAGGCCGGCGCCGAGGCCGAGCGGATCGCCGAGAATAAAAAACATTGAGCCGCGTCCATATTTACCACGCCCCGATCCAGCCGCTCGTCAAATACACCGACAACAATCTCGAGACGCCGCT